CTCCGCGCCCTCGGGCCAGCCGTAGAGGATCGGCTCGTACGGGCGCGGGTAGTCGGCGCGGCCCAGCGTGAAGGTGTGCTTGGCCCAGATGATGAACGTCGACCAGTGGCCGCCAGCGGCGCGAAACGCGGCCTGCAGCGCATCCAACTCGCTCGACGACATCGCCACGTAGAGAGCGCCATCGCAGCGCGCGAGCATCGGCGTCAGGGCGGCGAGCAGGAAGTCTTGGAAGCCGTCGCCCAAGTTGTCGTTGAGGATCGCGCGGTCCTTGCCACGCAACTTGTCCTTGGCGCTGTTGGCGTAGTTCACGTTGTACGGCGGATCGGTGAACACCATGGCCACCCGCTCGTCGCCGAGCAGTGCGTCGTAGCTGCCGGCCACGGTCGCGTCGCCGCACAGCAGTCGATGCGGGCCCAGTTGCCAAATGTCGCCAGCGCGGGACACCGGCGCGTCGGACACCTCCGGCACGGCATCTTCATCGGTCTGCCCGGACACCTCTGGCTCGTCGCCAGCCATCAGTTCTGCGAGCGCGTCGGCGTCGAAGCCGGTGATGTCGAGGTCGAAGCCAGCGTCCTGCAGATCAGCGAGCTCGACCCGCAGGAGATCCTCATCCCAGGTCGCGTTCTCGGCGATGCGGTTGTCGGCCAGCACCAGCGCGCGGCGCTGCGTCAGCGTCAGATGGTCCAGCACCACGACCGGCACCGTGATGAGCCCTAGCTTCTGGGCCGCGGCAAGGCGCCCGTGACCGGCCACGATCACGCCGTCGCTACCTGCGAGGATCGGGTTGGTGAACCCGAACTCCGCGATGCTGGCGGCGATCTGCGCCACCTGCGCGTCCGAGTGCTGGCGCGCGTTGCGGGCGTAGGGGATGAGCTTGGCGGTCGGCCACGGCTCGATCTTTTCGGCGAGCCAGGAGCGCGTCATGCGCTGGCTCCGGCGCGCGCGGTGGCTACGGCATCGAAGCTCTCACCGGTCGCCTGCAGGCGCACCGGCACGTCTGGAAAGGTCTGGCGAAAGCGCCGGATCGCCACGTCCACGTACTCCGGCGCAATCTCGACGGTGCGGGCCACGCGGTTCGTGCGCTGCGCCGCCAGGATCGTCGTGCCAGAGCCGCAGAACGGCTCGAACACGATCTCGCCCTCAGCCGAGTAGGCCTCGATGACGAACTGCGGCAACGCCACGGGAAACACCGCCGGGTGGTCGATGCCTTCTCCGATCTTGCCCTTGTGCCGCATGACCCGGATGACCGAATCGGGGATGCGATGGTCCTGCGTGGGCTGGCCGGCATGGGTCCAACCTCCGACGTCGCCGTCCTTGCCGCGCAGCGCGGTGGACGAGCCATCCGCGCGCAGATGCGTTTCTTGCCCGGCGAACTTGCAGGGCACGATCTTGTTCGGCTTACGCGTGTCGCGGTTGAAGTGGAAGACGAACTCGAAGCTCGGCGCGAGCCGGCCGGCCCAATCGCCCGGCATGCCCGGACCCTGGTCCCAGACGTACCAGGCGAAGCGTCGCCAACCCTGGATGCGCATCCAGCCGAGCCAGGTATCCCAATAGGGGATGAACTCGTTGTCGCGATGGATGAGGCCGAGGTTGACCAGGACCTGGCCGTCGTCGGCCATCGGCAGCGGCGCAAATACGCCGCGCATGAGCGCATCCCAATCGGCGATACCGCCGGTGGTGTAGTCGCGCTGGTTGCCGTAGGGCGGCGAGGTGAAACACAACTGTGCCCGGTCGTCCTGCATGAGCGCGGCGATCACGTCGCGGTCGCTGGCGTCGCCGCAGATGAGGCGATGCGCGCCGAGCAACCAGACATCGCCCGGACGCGACACCGCAACCATCGGTGCGTCGGGCACCTGGTCGGCCGCGTCATCCTCATGCGGCGCTTCGTCGGTTTCCTCGGGATCCGCGTCCTCGGCGTCGGTGAGCAGCGACTGCAGTTCAGCGTCTTCGAAACCGGTCAGGGCGAGGTCAAACCCAGCCTCGGTGAGGTCGGCCAGTTCCAGCGCCAGCATTTCCTCGTCCCAGCCAGCATCGAGCGCCAGGCGGTTATCGGCGATCACGTAGGCGCGCTTCTGCGCCGGCGACAGATGGGTCAGCTCGATCACCGGGACGTCGGCCAGCCCCAGCTTGCGCGCCGCCGCCAAGCGCCCGTGGCCCGCGATGATGCCGTGGTCGGCATCGACCAGGATCGGCGTGGTCCAGCCGAACTCGGCGATGCTCGCGGCGATCTTGGCGATCTGCGCATCGTTGTGCGTGCGCGGATTGCGGGCGTAGGGGATCAGCGTCTCGACCTGGCGGTACTCGACGTGGAGCGGATTCACGCGGATGCGGGCCCTGAAAATGAAAAACCCGCCGACGAAAGCCGTGGCGGGTGGAGTGGAATCGGTGGGGTAGTGCGAACTAGGTGCGAACCTGCGAACCCTGCGAACCTCGGTTCGCACCCTGACGCTAGGGAAGCATCGCGCTCGCGCCCCCCGCATGGCCCTTCCCCCAGGAAGGACCCCTTTTGCCCCGAGAGCGTCGCGGCGAAGCCACTGTGGCTTCATCGCCACTGCTCCCGAACATGAATCAAATCCTACCTTCGACCGATGGCATTTGTTGCATGGCCGAAGCCCGTCGAAAAGGACAAATGCCCGAATGCGTGGACACGCGCCGCAAGCATTACCGTGCATTGCCCACGAATTCGGATGGCTCGTCCTTGGACGGCGGAACGGTGTGTGCCGCCACGCGCAGAGGGCTCCCCGTGCCAGCCGCGTTGAGACGCTCCGCAATCGTCTGCAAGGCTCGCTGCCAACGCCGCCACGCCGTGCTGCGGTCGCAGGCGAATCGAATCGTGATGTCGCGCCAGCCGTAGCGCTTGGCGCGCATCCAGACCAGGTGTCGCTGCTCCTCGTCGAGCCACTGCACCCAGTGCATCGTCTCCAGCATGCGGTCGACGGCCGCGGGTGACGGCGGGAACGGGCGATAGACTTTCTCGTCGGCCGAGAAGGCTTCCCAAGCGCTGCGGGCGATCACTGGCCAGGTGTTGAAGTAGCCCTGCACCCGCACGGGCGGCAGGCGGCGGCTGGTACTGGCCGCTTCTTCGAAGCGTGCGGCCACCGCATCAAGCGTCCAGGTCTGGTCAGCCACGGCGCGCGCCTCCGTAAAGTCGTTCGCCGATGGCCTTCACGAACTCGCGCTCGAAGTAGTCGAGCCGGTCGTCGGTCAGGTGGACGACGAGGATGTGCTGGTCACGCCATCCGCGTTGCTTCATCGACTCGAGGTCCGTGGTCTCGGGCTGGAAGCGCCCCAAGGGGCAGCGATAGGTGGGCGTCGGGATCTTCATCTCAGGCCTCCTCGCTGGCGATGGCCCAGTGCAGCAGGGCCAGGGCATCGGCTTCGTTGTCGTCGGCAGGCACGTGCCCGCGTGCGGTCATCGCCGCGATCACCTGATCCTTGCCAGCGTTGCCCTTCCCGGTGGCGTGCTTCTTGATCGTGCCGACCGGCACGCCCTGGTAGGGAATCTGGTGGTGCTCGCACCACGCGGTGAGCGTAGCGAGGAAGCCGCCGTAGGCGTGCGCTGCGTCGGTCGAGACGTGCCGTCGCACTTCCTCAAAGTGCAGCGCATCGAAGCCGCCGTTTATTTCCTTGAGTTCCGCGAGCCAGCGCTTGAACCGCAGAAAGCGCATGCCGCCGCCTTCGAAGCGTTGCGGGCGGAAGCTCGTGCTGCCGCTGGTGATGGTGCCGTCGCTGCCGCGCAGCGCCCAGCCGGTGGTGGTGCCCAGATCGAGGGCGAGGATCGTCGTGGTCATGGGTGCAGTCCTTGATTCGGTGTGGACTGACGGATTGGACGGATCACATCGAAACCCTCTATGAGGTGCGCGCACGTCTCGCGCGCGTAGGAGTTACGACGTAGTCCGTCATATCCGTCAGTCGTGTCTGTCGGCATGGCGTTCAGTTGTCGGCATAAGGGGTGTAAGCGGGCGTGGGCGGGCTCTTGAGGCCGATGCCGCGGAAGCCACGCAGGCCTACCGTGTTGCGCCATTTCTCGACGCCGCGTGCGATCAGCAGATCGGAGAACCGCTTCTGCGAGCCGATGAACTCGCCCGTGGAGTCGGCCCACTGCTTCCAGTCGTTGAACAGCTCTGCGGCGAGCGACTTGGCGTTGGTCTCGCGCACGCAGCGCTCGTCGAGCCAGCGACCCAACGCGTCCTCCGCCTCGAAGTACTCTTCGGTGGCTTCGAGCACCTGCTGTGGCGGTTCGAGCCGACCGAGGCGCTGCCAGTCGAGGCAGCCCTGCACAGCCCAGGCGAGGATGCCGTCGCGCTCCGCCAGCAACTTCTGCTGCAGGTGTTTATCGCGACGCTCGGGGGGCACGGTGATCGTGAACGGGATCAGGTGCAGACGCCGCTTCATCGCCTCGTCGATGTTGCGAATGGCCGGCTTGTGGTTGCCGGCCACGACGAGCTTGAACTGCGGGAAGAACTCGAAGAAGTCCTGGCGCATGAACCGCGCGGAGATCTTGTCACCACCGGTCAAGTTCTTGACCTTGGACTCGGCCCAGCGTCGCCCTTGCTCGGTCTCGATAGCGGCCACGAAGCGCGCGCCGCGCAGACCCGCCATGTCGGTCGGATGCCGGTCGGTGCGCGTCTCCATGAACGTGTCCATCGGCGCGTTGGCCGCGTAGTCGCCGAGGATCGTGGCCAGCGTGTTCACGAACACCGACTTGCCGTTGGCGCCCGTGCCGTACAGGAAGAACAGCGCGTGCTCCTGCGTCGATCCGGTCAGCGTGTAGCCGGCCATGCGCTGCAGGTAGGCCTGCAGATCGGCATCACCACCGGTGACCTCGACGAGGAACTGTTGCCAGATCGGGCAGACGCCACTCGGCGTTGCGGTGGTGATCTTGGTCATCCGGTCGGCACGGTCGTGCGTTCGCTGGCGACCCGTCCGGAGATCGACCACGCCACCGGGCGTATTGAGGAGCCAGGGGTCGGCGTCCCACTCGGCCGTGGTGGCGGCATGCCGGCGATCCGCGCGCGCCAGCCGTTCCACACCGCCCACGGTGCCCGACGTCGCGAGCTTGGCCGCGATCTTCGGATTGTCGGCGTGGACGGCTGCGTGCCGGCAGACACAACGGATCAGGTCGGTCGCCGCGAGCGTGTCCTCGGTGCGCCAGCGGTGACCATCCCACACCAGCCACCGGCCCCACGCGGCGACGTAACGCCAGTCGCGGTGGTAGCGCCGGGTAAAGGCCAGCGCCAACGCATCCTCGGTGCCCCACACCGACTCGTCGCTGCTGACGACCGGCTCGGCGTCCTCGGCCACGTCGTGCATCTGCAGCCGCGGACCATGGGTCAGGAAGGCCGCGACATCGAAGCCTTCAGCCACCGCATCCGCGGCATCCCAGCCCTCCGCAGCGTCCTCGGGTGGATAGAGGATGTGGCAGGTCTTGGCGCCGGCCGACAGGATCGCCTGCGCGGCCTGCGTGGCGTACTCCCAGCCCGGCTTGTCGCGGTCGGGCCAGACGAGCACGGCCTTGCCCGCCAACGGCGCCCAGTCGGTCTTGTCGACCGGCGCGTTCGCCCCGTGCATGGCCGTGGTCGCAGCGATGCCGGCGTCGATCAAGGCATGTGCGCACTTTTCGCCCTCGACCAGGACCACCAGCGCTGCACCCGCAATGCCCGGCTGGTTGTAGAGCGGGCGCGGATCGGGTGGCGTCGTCTTGCGACGGCGCGCATCCCAGGGGCGGAACTCCTTCTTCCGCCCGGGCGGGTCGTAGCGGTAGACGACAGCAATCAGCTTGCCCGCGGCGTCGAGGTAGTCCCACTTCGCGGTCGCCGGACCGAGGTCGTCGACCGGCGCTTCCTTGCGTGATGGCTTGCTCGGTGCAGCCGGCGCGCGCCCGGCAAGATCGGCTGCCGCGTCGAGCAGACGTGGGAAGTCCGCCACCGGATCGATGCCGCGCGCGGCGGCGATCAGATCGAAGAGGTCGCCGCCGTCACCGGTAGCGCGGTCGGTCCACAGACCGGCCTTGTCGCCGGTGAGCACGACCTCGAGGCTGTCGCCGGGACTGCCGAGCACGTCGCCGATCAGGAACTTTCCGGCGCGCTTTTTCCCCGCGGGGAACAGATCGACGAGGACGGAATCCAACCGGGCGAGCAGCGCAACGCGGATGTCGTCTCGGCGAACTTCGCGGGAGGCCTCTTCGGCTGGCGTAATGTCGTTGAAGTCCATCATTCGCTTCCACCGCCAACGTCGACTTGATCACCACACTTGCGAGCGGCGCTGTTGTGGGCAGCCCACGCAGAGAGTTCGTTCAGGCGATACCGGACCAGACCGCCGATCGCGTAGTGGGGAATCCGGTACTTGCTCCGCATCTGTGGATCGGCGAACCAGTAGTAGGGCAGGCGGAGCGAGGCGGCGGCTTGCTTGGCGTCGATCATTGGTTCGACGGCGCCCATGATTTGGCTGTCATCGTTCATGCCTTGACCCTCCAGCAGCGGTCCTGCCAGACACACATCCGGCACTCGAAGTGGGTGGCCTCGAAGAAGCGGCGCGGCAGGAGTTCGCCGGCCTCGGTGGCGGTGATCACGCGCACGGCGCGATCCGTCATCTGCTGCGCCAGGGCCGCGTTGAACGGCACCCGCTCGACGTAGATCTCCATGGAGTCGGCGTTGATCGCGGTGAAGATCGCTGGGTGCTCGTGCAGTTCGAGATGCGCCTGGTAGAGCGCTACCTGCGCCGCATAGACCGGCTTGGCGACGGCCAGCCCCTTGGACTCGACCTCGCGCCAGGCCTTGGCGCCGAGGCACTTGTTCTCCCACAGCGCCGGGTACGCGAAGCCATCGGGGCCACCGACGATCACGCCGTCGATGTGACCGCGCAGACGGCCATTGGCGTCGGCGAAACCGAACTGCTCGCCGTTGGCGCGACGGGTGCGCAGGTCAAAGCCGGCATCGCGCAGCCAGGCCACCATGCAGTCTTCCATCACGTGGCCGCGCTGGAAGATGCGCAGCATCCGCCCGTCGATGTCGCGCCCGTAGTCCACCGGGGCCTTGGCGTACTCGAACTGCAGCGCGCGTTCGCACTCGACGCCCAGACGCGAGGCGCCGAGGTAGTCGCGTGCCTTCTCGTTCGCGCGCGCCGCCTGCAGTCCGCGGTCGATGCGCGCCGAGACCTGTCCGCTGAGGCTCGCCGTTGCGTTGAAATCGAGCGTCATGGCGACTTCTCCCAGAACGCCTTGTCCTCCAGATCAGAGAAGTCGGTCAGCGGATCGCGCACTTCGGGCATGCCGCGCACGGGCGGGTACTTCGCCATCTCGTGGTGGGCCGCCATCGCGTTGGTGAAGCAGGTGACGATGGCGCCGATCACCTGCAGGGCCTCGGGCTCGGCGTACTCGCCGAGCGGCTTGTCGAATCCGATCGCTTCCGCGGCGGCGCCGAAGGCCTTCAAGCACTTCTGCAGGCACGCGCGCTCGATCTCAGTGGCATCGATCATGTCGGTCTCCGGAATGGGAATTCCCTGGGTGCGCGCGTTCTTCCAGCGGCCGTACAGGGCGTGAAAGGCGTCCTGGCAGCGGCGCGAGCAGAAGACCCAGTCCCAGGGGTGGTGGCGCGGATCGGTCGGCTTGAAGCGGGTGTCGGCATGGCCGAACCCGCGTGCCTGTCGTTTGCAGACCCAGCATTTCAAGGGTCCTCCTTAGCTCGCCCATGCCGGCTTGCCGGTGGGCGCGCGGGTAGCCGCGGCGGATGCCGGTGCGGGGGAATGCGCCGGTGCCGCGGCGGCGCGCGCGGTAGGCGCCGACGGTGCGCCGTGGCCGCGGGCCGGCACGCCCATCAGGCGCGCGTAGTCCGGGTGGTCGGGTTCCACCGCGAGCTTCACCACGTTGCGGTCGCCGCCCTTGGCGTCCTTCTCGACGTCGACGCGGGCGAGGAACTCCAGGCCGTCGAGCTCGTAGAAGCCGGCGATGCGGCGCGCGGCGACCGCCGGCGGCGAGTTGTCTTGCGGGTGCACGTTGCGCGCGCTGTTGAGCGCCGCCCGGAGGAAGCTGCGGCCCATCTGGCCCCAGGTCGGGCCCTTGGCCGAGTACAGGCCGATGTTGCTCCAGAGCTTGCGCTTGGCGAAGTCGCCGCCGGTGACCACGAACTCGGCGGCGAGGTACACCGCGCCGGTCTCGAAGGACTGCGTGGCGTAGCCGCCCGTCCAGCCCTGCGCCGGCTCATCGAAGCCACCCGGCTTGATGGTCATGCGCACCGGAACCAGCGTGCCCTTCGGGATAAGATCGAAGCCGCTCTGGGTGTCGGCGTCGTTGAAGTCGTTCCAGCTCGAAGCATTGGACGTCGTCATGGATTACTCCTTGGAAATGGCAGAGGCAGGCGTCGGCGCGGCAGTGGCCGCGCACTTGGCGATCAGCGCGCCAAGGTCCGGCGGTTCGAGCAGGTCGAGGCGACCGGAGCGGTCTTTGGCTGGGAAGCCGTAGGGGTTGAGCGTGTGGGTGACGAAGGCGCGGTAGGCGCTGCCGTCCTCGGCCTTGATCTCGGCGAGGGTCACGACTTCATCGACGATCCCAGGCATCTGTAGGCCTGTCTTGCTGCCTTCGATCTGCGGCTCGAAGACCCTGCGGTTGTAGTCGTCGAGACGCTCGTCGAGGATCGCGACGAAGACCACGTTCTTGCCGCGGGCGTGCTGCAGGTGGGTCAGTGCGCCGACCATTTCCTGGCCGAGCAGTCCGTAGGCCGCCCGCAGATCCGGTTTTCCGGAGCGGTCGCTGGTGGCGCCCGGCTGCGACTTACACCAGGTGAAGCACAGCCGCGACATCTGCGTGATCGAGTCGACGAAGAGCGTTGCGTAGCGGTCGATCTGCGCGACGTCGCCGAACTGTCCGACGACGTGCTCGTAGTGCGCGACCGAAAACGCGGCCTCCGGCGGCAGCGAGCGATCAGGGCCCGCGAGGTAGACGAACAGGTCGCGGCACTCCGGCCAGGAGGCCGGGCGGATGGTGTCGCCGGGCCAGTCGGCCACCGAGAGATCGCCGGCCTCGATGTCGATGAACAGCGTCGTCGACGGATCGAGATCGCGCAGGCGGGTGGTCTTGCCGATGCCCGACTTGCCGAGCATCAACAGCTTCACGCCCTTGCGCTCGGCCATGCGCTGCTGCGCGGAGATGATGGGGAGGCTCATGCAGCCTCCTTCAGCATCTCGGCGACCGCAGGATTCCAGAGGATCTGGTAGCCGCTGTGGCCGTTGCGAGAGTAAGGCATGGCTTCCGCCCAGGACTCGCCGGCCTCAGTCAATTCCCATTCGTCGCGCTCGTTGCGGATCTGCAGACCGTTGTCCGCCAGCAGCCGGTTCGTCGCCTTGGGCGAGCGATTCAGCAGCTTCCCGAGCTGGGTGGCGTTCAAGGCACACATCGGCTCGTTGGCGGCCGGCAGCGCGCGCCGCAGCACCTCAGTGGTGATGCCGGTGTTTTCCTGGATACAGGTCAGCATCGCTGCCGCGGCGATGCCCGCCTTGACGCCCGGCACCTTGGCGACCGCTTCGCCGATCAGCAGGATGGCGCTGACCCGGTCGTGGGTCGGTGCCGGCAGAGTGGTGAGCGTGCCTGCCGTGCGGTACGAGCCAGTCTTGCGAATGGCCGGAATCACGTCATGCGTGACCCAGCGTTTGAAGCGCTTAGCTTCGGCCTTGCGGCTGCCGAGGATCAGCGCGTACAGCCCGGGTTCGTTGACGGTGGTCATGTCCTGATCACCGCCAGGGGTGTGAACTGAACTCACCCCCTTCTCGTCGGCGTCGAGGCGTTCGAGCGCCTTTCGATCCAGCTGCAGGGACGCCAATACATCGGCAGCGACAAACCACGGCTGACCTTGGTCATCAGTGACGACGCGGAGCGATTGCCCTTCAAAGCTGAAGGGCGCGAGTTGCGTACTCATGGCTCAGTCCTCGGAGATGGTGGTCAGGCGGAAGGTCGGCTTGCCCGGCTTGACGGTGCGGGCGCTGGCGAACTGGTCCCGCAACGCGGGCGGCCAGTTGTTGAACCGCGACTCGCTGACGGCGTAGTCGACGTCGATGAAGTCCTCGACCTTTTCGCCGGCAGCGGCGATGCGCTGGGCGATGGCTGCGAGCTTGGTCTGGTCCCAGGACACCCGCTTGGGCACGTCGACCGTGACGCGGATGCCGGCGTCGTCGATGTGCACGGTGCCAAAGTCCTTGCCGGCATCGGCACGGGCACGCTGGATGCGCTCGGCGTAGCTCTGGTCCAGCGCTGCGTCGACCTTGGCGCGCTGCTGCTTGTGCCAGGCCAGCAGTTCGTCGAGGTTGCGCACGATCTCGGCGATCCGAGTCGCTGGCAGTGCGGCGAGGTCAGCGACGCTGAGTGCGGTGAGGCGGTCGGGGAGAACGGTGAGGGCAGTCATGGCTGTCGACCTCACTGGTACGCGCGAGCGAAGGTCGAGTAGCGCGAGACGCGCCGCTCGAAGGCTTCGATTTCGGAGATCAGGTAGGTGACACGCGCGCCGAGCTTGCAGAAGATCGGACCGAGCTGTTCCTGGCGCCAACGGCGCAAAGTCTTGACGGACAAGCCCCAGCGCGCGGCGAGCTCGTGTTCGTCAAGGGCGATGCGGACAGCGCCACCAAGTTGCTGCCGGGACGTGTTCCGGCCGGATCGAACAGGTGGGGCGGGAAGTGGCATTGCGAGGCTCCTGTGTTGGGAGCCGTCATTCAATGACCACGGTCTTGAGGCTTGCGTGGGTTTATTTCGACACGCGGTAAATCTTGGAAGACGCCGGGCCAGTCATGGTCGCTCTATGCCATTGATTCTATTGCCATGTGCTGATCTTTTTCGGTTATTGCGATTTCGTTTGTTTCGGATATACTGCGCACACCCCAAGCCGAGACCCGCGACGTGCCGCCATGAACGCCTCCGTCATTCCCCAGTCCCTGCCGTCCGAGGAGGATGTGGCCCTTGCCCGCGAGGCGGGGCGAGTGCTGTCCACCGTCCTCCAGACCCGTGCCGACACTCAGCAGATCGACTTTCACGACGAGAAGGGCGCAGAGCGCACCGTACGGATGCCGACCTCCGTGCTTCGCCTCCTCCTGGAGGTCCTCACCGAGATCGGACGCGGCAACGCCGTGCAGATTTTTCCGATCCACGCCGAGCTGACGACGCAGGAAGCTGCCGACGTGCTGAATGTCTCGCGGCCCTTCCTCGTGCAGTTGCTCGAACGCGGCGACATGCCGTTTCACAAGATCGGCACGCATCGGCGCGTGAAGTATCTGGACGTCGTCGCTTACAAGTCTCGCGTCGATGGAGAGCGACGCAAGGCGCTGGAGGAGTTGGCCGCCCAAGCTCAGGAACTTGGCATGGGGTACTGAGCGGATGAGTTCGCACTTCACGGTCGTGTACGACGCCTGCGTTCTTTACCCCGCGCCGTTACGCGATTTCCTGATGCATCTGGCGCTCTCGGATTTGTTCCGGGCGCGCTGGAGCGATCTGATCCACGATGAGTGGACGCGCAACGTGCTGGCCAACCGGCCAGAACTCAGCCATTCGCAGCTCGAGCGCACGAGGCGGCTGATGAACTCGCATGTTCGCGACGGCCTCGTGGAGGGCTTCGAATACTTGATTCCGTCGATCCAGTTGCCCGATCCCGACGACCGGCACGTGGTCGCTGCCGCCATCCATTCCGGCGCGAGCCTGATCGTCACCTTCAACCTCGACGATTTCCCGGCGCACGCGCTCAAGCCCTACAAGCTCGGAGCCCAGCACCCCGACGACTTCATCGTCGATCTGCTCGACCTCCACACCTCCGGCGTGCTGGAGGCGGCCGCCAATCATCGGCGCACGTTGAAGAATCCGTCAAAGACCGTGGACGAGTACCTCGACACTTTGCAGTCGCAGGGGCTGACGCAATCGGTCGCGATGCTTCGACGCTGGGCATTGGCAATCTAGATTCCCCAACAGAAGAGGAAGCGATGGCCAAGAAGGCTATGGCAAATGCACATTGTTTGTTGGAAATGATCGACCGGGCGCCGGTGTCGGCATTGAGGGCGTTCAGCACGCTGGACGAGTGCCAAGGCTTGATTCGGGGCCTGGACTGGGCGCAAAACGAAGCGGCCCTACCCGCTGCACTGAAACAACATGTGGCGAATCTGAAAAATGATCGGCGCGTTGCCGCCGAGCGCGAGGCAATGCGCGTGCTGCGCTTGGCCACGCCCGAATCGGCCCAAGTCCTGACCCAAGTCGCGCTGCAGCTCGACGACGAGCATCACCGGAAATTTCATCAGCAAGAAGGTGGCGAGATCGGCCGCGCGATCTGGATGCGGACTGCCTCGCACGAGACCGCGCGCCTGTTCGACGCCGCCGAGTCGATTCTCAACGCTGCCGACTTCCGGGGCTGCAAGCGGCTTTACGACGCCTTCGACGTGCCCTGCGCCAACCCACCACCTTTCGTTTGGAACGATGAGGTGCGCAAGGATCTGGAAGCGCAACTTACGCAGTCCATGCGGCTGCGCGATTCGTGCGAAGTAATTTATGTGCCGCTGGTCGCTGAAACGGGCGGCGAGACAAAAACGACGCACTACTTGATTGTGCGGTTTGCCGGCGACCAGGTGCAGGCCCTGGAAGTCGTCAATCGGAACCGACGGAGCTTTTGGTACTACCCGGCGCGCGACGCCACCCTGGTGTATTCGCCGGAGCACCGGCGCATCGAGGTGTGCGCGCATACGCTTTCAACTCGCCAGCCCTTGGCGAACGTTCTGTCGAAACACGGCTTCAAGGTGCCGCTATCGAACAGGCCCTTGAACCGATCCTGCTACGACCTGTCGCGCTTCGCGCAATCGCTTCAAGATGTGAAGCCCGTGATCGACGGCGTGAAGGTCGAACGGCTGCGCCTGACCTGTGCCGAAGCCCTGATCGGCCACCACACCGATACGGTGAAGGCGAAGATTTCCAGCGGGGTCGATCTGCACGCCGTGATCGGCCCACGCTGGAGCGGCAATCCTTTCGAGATGGGCGGGGCGATCATCGCTGCCACGCTCGTGGCCGAGTTCGTGTTCGATGGCGAAATCCGTCTCACCCGGCTGGAAATCGAACTTGCGGAACCGGGCCGTTGCAGTCTGCAAAACGAGAAGGACCCGCGCCTCGTTCGCGTCGGCAATGCGCTGCTCGATACATTGAAGGTGATTCGCCACGTGACGCCCGGCAACAGCGCTGATGATCCGGCCTTCATCCTGCAAGTCGCCAATTTGGTCGAGTTCGGAGCCGCGTCGATGGACGGCTTCGCCCTGGCGAAACTCGGCATCGACATCGATCGGTTCGAGCGCGAAGGCGTGATCGTCGAAGGCGAACGCCTCACGCACACCCGAATCGAATCGGCACAAGGCCAGTTCTTCGAAGTCGAATTGAACCGCCGCCCCGATCCGGCCTGCGTGGAATACGCCGATCCGCTGACAGGCGATGTGGTGACGCTGCCCGCATCGCACGCGCGCAAGTGGAAGTTGCGGATGGACTGGCTCCGCGAGCAGTTGGTCGATGCGCTCGGGACCGCATTGCGGGCCGCACGTGGGAAGTTCGCCGAGACTGAGCCAGTACTCCTTGGTGATGTGGACATCGATGGACACAATGTGTCGGTGTATTTCGCGACCAAGATGTCGAGCGAGCGCGGCTACGCCAAGGTGGACTCGGCTTTGCGCCTGCATCCGCTCGCGGTGCCGGGCATCGTACTGACGACGGCGGCCATTCCGTTTCCGTTTGCGGGCACCAATGTCGTTATTCCGATTGCTGAGGTGCTGGCATCTGCGCCCGTCGCCGGTGCCGTCATCGACATGGGGCGCCTGAAGGCGCAATACCGCCATCGCCAGATGGCCGCTCGCGGCGGCTCCTCCGTGCGGTTGGAGGAATCGGCGGATGGAACCTCGGCAGTGCTGCACATCCCTGGCAAAGCGCCGTGGCGCATGACCGGCAAAGCCAAGATCGCAGTGCTGCGAAAATTGGTGGACGCCTTCGCTTCAGGCGTGCCACAGGTCCAGACCAAGAAGCTCATGGACGACACGGGCTGCCAGTCGCCGGGGCAGTTGTTCCCCAAGAAATCGTACTGGCGCGATTACCTCGTCGCTGTGCCGGGCGCGCGCGCATGGCAGTTGAACATTCCGGCGGCGGGCGACGCACCGAAAATCGTGGACGACCCTGTGGACCTGGCAGCGTAGTCCTCCCACGCGGCTGATCCGGAAGGCGATTACCCGGACTTGCCATCTGCTTCGGAGCGCCGGCCTCAGCATTCCTGACAGTTCGACTACCCGGAGCTGTCATGGAGACTGTTGCACTGCCGCTGCCAGCGGCGCTCACGCCCGCCGCCCGCGCGGCGGAAATCGCCGCGATCCTCGCGACGGCGATTGCTCGAAGCCAATCCTCGCTACCTGCAGAGAAGGCCAAGGTTGACCTTGGCTTCTTTGCCACCCAGCGCGTGTATGCAACTCCCTATCACGCAGAGGAGTTGCCATGAGTCACGCCCCATCCACCCTCGCCGCCCGAATCGTGGGCCTAGCGAAACTTCCCATCGACGAACTTTGGTCGCTGTGGGATCAACATTTCGCGCGGCGGCCTGACTTTCCGAACCGCACTTATCTGGAATCACGGCTGGCCTACAAACTGCAAGCCGACGCGCACGGCGGACTGGCCAAGGAAACCAGGCTGCGCCTCGAAACCATCGGCGCGAAACACTCAAAGATCAAACGGCGCGCGGCGGCGACGGTGTTCGAGTTCGCGCCCGGAACGGTGCTGTCGCGCCAGTGGGGCGAGCGCACCCATCAGGTCACGGTCACGAGCGATGGCCGCTTCGAGTATGAAGGCCAGTCGTTCAAGAGCCTGACGGCGGTGGCGCGGCAGATCACCGGCCAGCACTGGAGCGGACCCTTGTTCTTCGGCCTCACGAAGGAGGCCAAATGAACGCGATCACCCCACTTCCTGCGGCTCACACCAAGCCCCTGAAACGCTGCGCGGTGTATTGCCGCGTGTCCACGGACGAACGGCTGGATCAGGAGTTCAACTCCATCGAGGCGCAGAAGGAATCAGGTCGCGCCTTCGTGGCCAGCCAGCAATCGGAAGGTTGGCGCTCGGTGGCCGACGACTACAGCGACGGCGGATTCTCCGGCGGCAACACCGAACGCCCCGCGTTGAAACGGCTTGTGGCCGACATCCAGGCGGGCCGCATCGACATCGTAGTGGTTTACAAGATCGACCGCCTCACGCGCAGCTTGGCCGACTTCTCCAAAATGGTGGAAGTATTCGAGCGCCACCACGTGTCCTTCGTGTCGGTGACGCAGCAGTTCAACACCACCACGTCGATGGGACGGCTGATGCTGAACGTGCTGCTGTCCTTCGCGCAGTTCGAACGCGAGATTACCGGCGAGCGCATCCGCGACAAGATCGCCGCGTCGAAGAAAAAGGGCTTGTGGATGGGCGGCGTACCGTCTTTGGGCTACGACGTGCACGACCGGCGCTTGATCATCAACGAGGCCGAAGCCGCCATCGTCCGGCGCATCTATCGAGACATGCTCACCATCGGGTCGATCACGCGCATCTCTGAGCAGCTATCCCTCGAAGGCGTCACCACCAAGGCGTGGACGACGCAAGACGGCAAGGTGCGCGCGGGCGCGCCGATGGACAAGAAATACCTGCACAAGATCCTCCGGAACCGCCTCTACTTGGGCGAACTCTCGCACCGGGGCACCTGGGTACCCGGCGCGCATCCGCCCATTATCGACAAGGAACTGTGGGACGCGGTGAATTCCGTGATCGATGCTCGCGTTCGCGCCATGCCGCGCAAGTCGCGCGAGACGATGGAGTACCTGCTGCGCGGCCTGCTGTATTCGCCTGCGGGCGAGAAGATGTATCCGACCTACTCGCGCAAGAATGGGCGCAAGTATCGCTACTACGTCTCGCGAGGCGAGTGCCGGTTCGGCGCGAACGGAAAGAACTTCGCGCGCATTCCGGCCACGGAGATCGAGCCGCCCGTCGTGGCGCAGATTCGCAGCGTGCTGACCAGTCCGGAGGCCATCACGGCAATGGTGCAACGACTGAAGGAAACTGGCGCGCCCGTAACCGAAGCTGAGGCGGTGCTGGCGTTCGGGCGACTGGACGACGTGTGGGATCGGCTCTTCCCCATCGAACGCAACCGCATCGCCAGCCTGATGATCGAACGCATCGACGTCGTGCAGACCGGCCAAATGCAGGGCGTGAAGGTCAGGTGGCGCGAGTTGGGTTGGGACAAGCTGATCGGGGAATTCGCGCCGCAGACCCTCGGCGCGGAACTGGTCGAGGAGGAAGCATGAGCGCCATGACCGAAGTTTTCATCCCACTGCGCTTGCATCGACGCGGCGGGCGACAGGTCATGCAGGGCGACTACGAAGTCTTCGACGTGAACCTGATCGAAGGCATCGGTCGCGCTTTCTACTGGCAGAGACTGCTGGACGAGGGCGTGTTCGTGTCGGCCTCCGACCTCGCCCGCGCCGAAGGCATGCACTTTCGCAACGTATGCGTGTTCCTGCGCCTGACCTTGCTCGCGCCGGACATCATCGACATGGTGCTGGCCGGAAAGCAGCCGCGTCGGATGAGCTTGGTGTGGTTCCAGCGCAATCCGCTGCCGGTCGATTGGGGTCGGCAGCGCGCCATTGTCCAATCCTTCGGAGACGACGCATGAGCACGCGCCATCGCGGGAAGATCTTGGGCGACGCCGTCATGCAGGAAATCCCGCTGCCCGCCGGTGGCGTAAAGCTCGAAACCTTTGTGCCGTGGACGTTGATCCCGCGTGGCCTGCAAGCCGCCGTCACGCCGCCACCGGGCGTGACGGTCGCGTTTGCGCGCACGAACGCGATTCACGATGCAGTCCCGCGCGCTAACACACCTGTGTCGCCACTGGTGCGCGCCCTGGGTCTCGCGCATCACTGGCAACGGTTGCTGGACGATGGCAAGGCCATGTCGGTACAGGAGATCGCAGATTCCGAAAGCATCGACGTGTCCTTGGTGCGGCGCTTCCTGCGCCTCACATTGCTGGCGCCGGAGGTGATCGAACGGCTACTCGCCGATACCGACGCCAAGCTCGATCCGCTAATCCGCAAGCCCCTGCCTCACGACTGGCAGGTGCAACGTCGGATGCTCACACCACATTGATCGCACCGATTAGTGAGCTTCACCGCAACCGCCTTCGGGCGGTTTTTTTCGTCCATCTCGGCGTTCTCTACCCTCTCCGCCAAAGCAGACACCAACGACAACCCATCCCACCTAACCCCTTGGTTTCACGGGATGTGCTCTGAGGATCGCTCCTCAGCCTTCGCACCGAAAACAGAGAGTAGAGAGAGAAGAACGCCCGAAATCGGCGAAAAACGGCCACCTTTTGGCGCGCGGCGCTCCTCGACCCGCAAGCGGAAACTCTTGGAAGTACGGGGGAAATCGCGCACAAAAAAGCCCAACCGATATGAGTTGGACATGAGGGAATGGTGGGCCCACCAGGATTCGAACCTGGAACCAAGAGATTATGAGTCTCCTGCTCTAACCGTTGAGCTATAGGCCCGTTTGCTCCATCACACGCTTCGAGACAATCTACCGCCGCAGGAGACTCAATGCCCGTAGGGCTCGCGCATCGTGCGCTCGCCAACGGGAACGGCCTCGGGCTCCTGCCCCCGGCGTTCGCCCCTGCGCGAGCCGTGCTCGCGCTCGCCTGCGGCGACCGGGCCTCACCTCCTGCTCTAACCGTTGAGCTATAGGCCCGTTTGCTCCATCACACGCTTCGAGACAATCTACCGCCGCAGGAGACTCAATGCCCGTAGGGCTCGCGCATCGTGCGCTCGCCAACGGGAACGGCCTC